TGATTGCTCATTGTCATGGTGTGTCCACGCGGCATATTTGTGATTGGTCTGGCAAGACTGAAGTAGACGTGCACAAAGATGTTTTGGATTCCTTGGATGGATTTGTGAACACGTTGCCGTATTGGATTTGGGCTTACAAGGTGGACATGCGTGCCATCCCATTTACTCAAAAGCGTCATAGTCGCATGAAGTTTACAAATCGTTTGAAGATATGGAACGATTTAAACGAGCGCCCTCAATTTATGAGGGAGCATCATGCCAGGTGTCTTCTTCCGAAGTATTTGCATACACCGGAGGCTCTTAGTTGTTTGCCTAAAAACACAAACCGTCGTCCTATTGATGGTTTGCTTAGAACGGTTTCTACGCGTTGAGTTGTTTCTTAAAAACGGTGGTCCTTGGAACTAACGCTCTGGGTCTGTTAACATAGGTATCGCGAGGTAGAAGTGGCTAGAAAGAAATCATCCGGAGAGTACGCACTTTTCTTAGAGAAGATACCTGTAGACACTCGAAATGAGATTGCGGATTCCATAAAGAATTCTCCTGTGGAGGACATGAACGATTTTGCGTATTTGTGTTCGGGTCTTATTGCGGAGATAGTTCGTGGTAACATTCCTCCTACTATAGCGGATGCGGCGCAGCCGTATGCCGAGCTAATGTACACGGCTATTGTGTCGTCTTCCAAGTCGGACAAGACGAATAGAGCAGCGGCCTTTACAACTGTGTTGGGTCGATTAAAGGAAGCCGCGGATAACGCTAAGAGTTTGGAAGCTAAGTATGTGGTCGATGAAAGTTTTGAAGCACCGAAAGAGAAAGAGCCAATCCCCGCCACGGCGTTGGGAAAGTAGATGTTCAAAGTCGAGCCCCCTAAAAACTTCATGGGAGGGAGAGTGTCAAAAATCCCCCATAAAAACCTCATGGGAGGGTAAATGTCGAAAGTCGAGCCCCAGGTCGAATCTTTTGATGCGTTGCGCAATCCCATTGTTAGTCTTCCCGCCTTTGGTCATGTGCTTGACCAAGCGACGGGTAAAGAGGTTTTATACGACCCGAAAAGAATCACAACCGACCTCCAAACTACGTTACTCTCCTACCTTGGTAACCCGCCAAAAAATGAGCTTGGGCACAATAGGTGGTTATGTCTCCTTGGATACCGTCAGGGAGGAAAATCATTATGTGCAGAACTTGGGGCCTATGCTTTAACTGCGTACACGCCTGGTCACGACCATGTATGTATTGCGGACACGAAGCATCGAGCAGATTACTTACATCAGCGGGTACATTTCAACCATAAGCGTTGGGATGAGAAGTTCCGGTCTCCCACCGTACCCAATCGCGAGTCCCGACAACTGACATTCGACTCGAAGTACGGCGGCAGGATGCGAACCCTGTCTGCCGAGAGCGGGGCGGTGGGGATCGGACAATCTCCGGATTCAGTACACATTTCCGAAATAGGCTTTTTCTCAAGCCCCGGAACCATCATGAACTTAATGCTGCCATCTATCATCAACCGGCAGCACGCAACCGCAGTAGTGGAATGCACACCCGTACCCGCAGGAGCACCAGGCGCAAGATACTGGCAAGACCTCTTCAACGCAGGAAAACGTGGAAAAGGACGCTGGATCGCAGCCTTTTTCCCCTTCTGGGACAACAAACTGGCCCGCAGACCCTGGCCACTCAACTCAAAACCCGACAAAGAAGAACTAGAACTCTACGAGCAATACCACACAAAAGGACTGACCTGGGAAAACCTAGCATTTCGCAGAGAAATGATGGAAGCAGACGCAGAAATCCGAAGGAACCCAGACCTCTTCAGAACCTTTTACCCCTTTGACTCCGTAAGCTGCTGGATGGCAACCGCTGGCGGAGTCATACACAAAAGTATTCTAGAAAAACACATCAAATCACCACTGCTCATCCCATGGAATGGACCCTTCCAAGAGTACGAAGCACCCGAAGCAGGCGCAATCTACGCCATCGGAGTAGACCCCGCGGGATTCGGAGCAGGTGACCACGCAGCATTTCAAGTCCTAAAAGTCTGGAAAGACGAATGGACACAGGTCGCGTGCTTCTCCGACAACGAAGCTGACCCGGTTTCCGTGGCAGAACGACTCGTACTCACCGCCAGAAGGTACAATAATGCCTACATTTTGGTGGAATCAAACGGTGTAGGGGCTGCAGTGCTCGCCATTTTACAAACCAAAGAGTGGGAAAACCTGTACTACCACGACAAAATGAAACCAGGCATACCCGCAACCTCTAAATCTATCGACGAAGGACTCGCAAATCTCCTCGATGCACTGATGGACAACCTAAAACTCTACGACGAAGACCTGGTCCAGCAGTTGATGACCTACAAAAACGATAAAAAAGTGCAGGACTCGGACAAATCCCTAATGCTCCGTGGAAAAGTGGGGCGGCACCGCAGAGAAAAGCACCACTACGATAAAGTCAGCGCACTAATCTGGGCGGCATACGCCGCACGAGACCTACCCCAGAGAAAAAAACCCGGAGAAAATGAAGAAGTTTCATTCGACAATGTCGTACCGTTCAACAACATGGCGTATAATGCGCGGCAAGAGTATTTGAAGGAAGCCGAAAAAGCGGCTAAGCCCAAATCACGCAAGTCCAAATACCGCTCAACCCGTATGATACGAAATAAAAAACGGAGAAGACGTGACTGAAAAGAAATACAACCCAGCAAAAAAATTCCCCTCCATCATCAAACAACACCAAACGAAGATGGACAGCGACCGTCGTAGATGGTCGAAGTGGGCACGGTGGTATCGAAGCGAATTCTTCAGAACTGCAGGAGATGACGGAGAAGTCACCGGGATTTCAGGAGTTGGAAATTACAACGCCGATGAAATCACTATGGAGCAGAACTTTGTCTACTCCTACTGCGACACCATGGTCGCCAACATCGTGCCTCCCAATCCCCAGGTAACAGTACAACCCAGAAAAGAAGAATTGCGAGAAGCAGCCAAGCTCCGAGAGATGCTCATCAATGACTGCCTTCGACGAAACAAAGTACACGAAAAACTCTGGAAGCTAACCACGCGAGCAAGCGTATGGCCGCGAGCCTTTATAAAAACCGTTTGGAATCCTAGAAGACGAACACCTATCTTCCGTGTCATCGACCCCAAAAACATCTTCTTTGATAACACCGTCGAGGAATACGAAGACATCCGATACATCATCGAAGTCACCGTACTCACCCGAGGAGAATTCGAAAAACGAGTCAAAGGCAGAGGCAAGAAGAAGGGCATTTATGATAAGGAAGTAGCAAAGAAAGCGGACTTCGGAGCCTTCCCACACTGGCTGCAAGACCCAGACGAAGAAACCCCTACAGACCTAAAAGCCGCCAGGAATGTATACCAGTGGATTACAATTTATGAGGTGTATGACTTTGTATCTGACAAGTTCTTCCACTTCATGGAAGAAGAAACAGAACCCCTCTTGGAAGATGGGCTCCCCTACACCAACCTAAGAAACCCATACCAAATTCTAACTTTCAATGACAACCTAAAAGACATCGGTGGGATGTCGGATGTACAACTCATCCAAACCGCGCAAGAACGCCTTAATGAAATTGATACCTTGGAGATGTGGCACTCCAAGACGTCAATCCCCGTTATGCTTATTAACGGGGGCCTTGTCGATGACCCCGCCGTTTTGATGGACTTGTTAGAGGACATCGGCGGTCCTGGGGAAATTGGGGTCATCGACACTAAGGCAAGAGTCGGCATTGGTGACGTCATCGGCAGTACGCCCATCCCACAGTTCTCCCCGAACTTCGCACAGATGCGCGCTCGCTGCATTGAAACCATTGAGTTCGTTCTGGGCATCCCAGCCTACAGCCGCGGAATGGTAGGACAATACGACGTGGCGACCGAGTTGGCTCTAGCAGATACGGCTACCCGAACTAGAAACGCACGTAGACAAAAAGCCGTTTACGATGTCATCGCGTGGATGGGAGAAGCCATCATCGCATTGTACAAAGAGTTCATGTCACCCGACGACGTAATACCAGCCAGACTGGTGGACAGCCCCAACATCGA